GTTCAATGCATTGCCCTTCGCCAGCTTTGATTGTACATTCGTGCATCTTGCTGAGTTTGAAGTAACCAGAAGAATCATCTACGAATTGAGAGCCGAACTCGCGCTTAAATTGCGATTCTGACATTGTTGACTTTGCTTGCGTCAACAAGCTTTCGTCATACAAACCGTGAGGTGCGATATCATACGAAAAGTGAAGAACTGCTCTTGTTGAGTTTCCTTTACCATCTTTTTCTGGAGTAATTATTAAGTTTTCGTACTGCTTGTAAAGCTTGTACATATATTCAAACTGATAAGACGCAGACGACAGAACAATAATTTTATTGTTAGGCCATTTGAATCTATCCTCCTCTGTCATTTCCCCCCTCTTGATTAACTCCGTCTCTAAATCATAAACTTGCTTTCTCTCCGTTGGGTTTTGCACAACAGATAAGAACGGAATAATAACTTCGTTAAAGATTCTTTCTGGCATTAGCAAGAATTCGTCAATCATCATTCTGTGAAAGCGAAAGCCACGAAGCTTTTCGCCATCTCCAAGAGGCAAGCACGTAATTTTGCTTCTGCCTATTTCCATCGTCCATTCATCTGAGCTTTTTGTAACTTTGGTGATGCACTGTTTTAAAAATACCGCTTGCGGCTTTTCGGCAATTTCTTCAATTTTTTTGAAAATCATTTTTGCCTGACGGAACGTTTTACTTACAATGCCAACGTGAACGCCTTGGTTTAGTATTGCGTCAAGCGATGCAAAAACAGCGCAAGTAAAGCTCTTGGATAATCCACGGCTCCAGACCATCATAGAATAGTCTGTCTCAAACATTGTTTTAATAGCTAAATGCTGAAATGGGAAAAGCTTAACACCGCAAATCATCTCAGAAGAGAATGAGATATTGCTTCGAAGAAACTTGTAAAGTAGAATTTTCGCCTCCTTCTCTTCTAAGAACCCTTTCTTAGACAATATTTCTTCGTTTACTTTGCGAAAATATGCTTTTCTTTTTTGATTTCCTTCGATCCAAGCCATGATTGATCCTTGTCTAAAAAGTATTGAATGTCTACGTCCCAAAGAACGCTTCCCATCGCAACTAATTTAGGAATTAAAGTTTCGCTATTCTCTCTATTGCCAGAAAATATAAATTGACAATGCCCAGCAAACTCATGTTGCAGCAGCCTCATATTATGATAAATAAATTTAAGATTTGCTTTATGAGGAGTAAAATCATTGTTATTTTTTATCCGCTGAAGTGAAGATTCTACAACAACGTATAAATAACACTCCATTTCTTTGCATCTTTGTATTTCGCGCCTAAATCTTTCTAAATTTTCTCCAACAAGAGTCCCTTTGAAATCAGACTCGGACTTTCGATCTACAAAAGCTTTTGTATAGTGCGCTCCACTTGCCGTGTAATCTCCAAAGTCCAACTTAACACTTCTTTGGTTTTTAAAACTTAAAGGCTGTTGTTCTCTTGTATCTACAAAAATATTAACCTCAGAAAAATCTTCATAGAATTTTTTTGGCAAGCTTCTTCTGAACATTGGGTTTACTCCAATTTCATCGCAAGCTTTGGAATATGAACCAAAGTGTTTCTTGTATATATCTATCGAAGGCATATCGCTTGTCTCAAGCTCCAAATGAAACGGAGCATAGTTTAGCTCTTTGTTCTTAACTCTATTCGCAAGCATTTTTTTGATATATTCCTTAACAACTTCTGGCGATTCTATTTCGCACCATCTTAAAAGCTGCTCTCTATTATCAAAGTCCTTATCAAAATAAGACTCCTTATCTTTGAAGGCTAAAAGAGTCCCAGTTAAAAGATTTTTCTTAGGGTGATGCTTCCTGTAATAGTCTCCAAGCGAGAACTTATGCTTCTTAATATGGGTATGCAAAGCCCTTTCGCTTTGGAAGATGTTATTACATTCTAAACATTTAGACTGCATCATTTAATGATATTCCCATGATGCGAGCTTTCCATTCCACCATAGATTCCATCTTTTGCGCCTCATCCATAACCAGCGACTTTTGCATTTCGGCAATTTTAATCATATTAGCTCGCTCTTCTTCATCCTGAAATAACTGAACAATAGAAAGAATTGATGCGTTTTCTTTTTGTCTTGAGGAGATTCTCTCGCGTCTATCGCCTTGCAGTTTTTTGATCAAGCTTTCAACACGACCTTCGCATTGATGGTATTCGCTGCTCTTGGCTTTGATAATTTCGGCCAAACGGATACTCATTTCGTTCTGTTCTTGAGTCTCCTCAAACATCTTGTTCAGCTTGTCCAAGTGTCTGGACGTAGTTTCAAGATTAATGATTTCTTTACAAACGTTCATGTACAAGTTAACCTCATCAGCGGTCAAGTCTGGCTTATCCCAAGTCATTCTGATAAACTCTTGCTCAAAAATATTACGATCTTCGTGAGAAGTGTAGCAGTTTATAATCTTCTGAAATCTAGAGTTCGCTAAGTTGATGGATAGTTTATCCATGCATACTTTGTGATGCCTTGTTAGCCGTTCCTTATCCAGCTTCTCACCAGTTGCATCATTAATCTTATTAATAATACGCTCTGCTGAACGAGGGACTTGATATTTTACAAAAGCGGCATTATCAGATTCGGCATTATTTTCGCAGCCAGAAATTCTAATGTAGTTACTAACAGTTCTGTGCTCTGAACCCATCGCGGCAATCGACTTACCGGGATAAAGAAGCTCTGCAATCTTAAAAGAAGACATTCCATCTCTAGCTTGGTCTTCTATAAACTCCTGCTGCTGCTTGGTAAGAGGCAAGTCTCCAACTTTTTCATATTTAGATGTCTTATATTCAATTTTATTTGAGCCCAAGAATGATCTTATGGCAACTCCTTGCTTAGTTCTTCCATCTAAGTTCTCATCGTTAAAGAATTTGCGCGTAATAGTATTTAAATCAGGGAATTGCTGGGCAAGCTCCTTGATTCTCTGGCCTTCTTCTTCAGTGAATGTTATTTGATTTTTATTGGTAGCCACCTAAAATATCCTCACTTTGTAATATCTTAACTGCCACTGCTCGAAATAGCTTTTTAAGATTTTTGATTTGTTTATATCCTGCCTTTTTGCCCTTTTCGTTTGTTTTGTATCCCATCTCTGCTGCGACTTTTTCTTCATCTGCACCGTCGATATATAATCTAGAATACACTTTATATTGCTTAGGGGCTAAACGGTGCTTCATTTCTTCATGAAGCTTTTGTGCGCTACCAAGAACGTCAAAATTCAAATCACGCATTCCCTGAACTGTTTCAGAATGATTTTCGGTAGAAACGGCGAGTTTTACATCATAAGCGCTCTTCTTTGTCTTTTCCCACTTCGAATACATTGGGCACTCAGAACATTGGAGACCACTAGGAGTCACCGAACAAGCTGGAGGCTCGTTCCCTTGATTATATTTGCACGCTAAACAAGGGCGCACATAATTCGAATAATTATTCCGCAATAAATTCTTAATTTGGTTAACCGTTATTCTTGAGATCCAAGGCTCAAGCGGGCGGTCTTGCTTCCACATCTTCCATTTCTTGGAAATATGGAAGCGAATGATTTGAGCAACATCATCATAATCCATCCAAGCAATCGCTTTTAATTGCCAGATGTATCTATGCTTCTCGATGATTCTATCTATTACGTCTTGCTTGTCCTCGTATTTAATCTTGCGCCTCAGCTTTGGTTTTTCCATATTTAGTGGGTGACAAGCCTTCTATCCCACTTACTCTTTTAGACGCAAATTTCTTGACTGAGGCATTCTGAGGGTTGCGAGTCAAATCTTCTAGATTAAAAGCTCTAAAACTTCCTTCAATTTCTACTTCCAGATCAAGCTTATCCAGTTGAGGAACTTCCTCAACATTAGAGTGCTCATCATCTTCTTCTTGTTCCTCTTCTACCGCTCTTGCTTGAGGTTGCTTTTTTGCAACGCTTTGTGAAACTTTACTACCCATTGGGCTTCCGCATTTGGAGCAGAAGTTTGGGGCAAACCCAGCGTATTCATGTTTGCTTCCGCAATTACTACAGAACATTAAGGCCATTTTATTTCTTTTTATCTAAGTCGTTGACTTTGTCGTTGAGATTTTCCAGCTTTGTTAATATTTTAGTTATATCTCTTTGTATTTCAACCATCTTATCAGTATTAACTGGGGCTCCGTCATCGTCAACGATCTTGGATAAACGCCTTGAAATGCTTTTTACCTCATTATTTACGTAAGCCATTTGCTCGGCCTGCACCTTAATTTCTCTAGCAACGGGTAAAAAGTCTTCTTTTTTTACGTAAGTAGCGTTCAGATAAAACAAAACAGAGGCAATTAAAATCCCGCCAAAAACCTTGATTACATTGGCCCACATATTAACGCGCTCCATTTTCATCTTATCTATTGGTCTTTACACCTTTTGAATTGATTTTCTTAATTATAAATTTCAAGATTGCGCTTCTTTTGATGTCCTCTTCTGTGAACTCAAAGGTGTAAATTCCATTCTTTTGCGAATCTTCGTCTGAAAATAGATTATAAAAGTCGAGAAATCCGTTTTGGGTTTTGATGTCTGGCTGCATAAAGTCTCCGCATAAAAAGATCTTTGACCCCTCGCCAATTCTGGTAATAAGGGTAGTGATCTCTTTGGCGCTGAAGTTTTGGACTTCATCTGCGATTATAACCTTGTCGCTTAAAGTGCTGCCACGTAAAAAGTTAATTGGGGTAGCAGATATTCTACCCTCGTCTCTTAACCTGTTCGCGTCAACAGGATCAATTATTTCTTGAACTTTGTCTTCCAGAGGGAGCAGATACGGCTGGAACTTTTCTGCCACAGAGCCCGGCAGCGATCCAATAGATTTTTCAGCGCTTTCTGCGATAGTTCTAATATATACGATATCTTTTTCATTGTGGTTGATTAGATTTAAGGCCGCATAAACGGCCATAAAAGTTTTTGATGTTCCTGCTGGGCCAGCAATAAAAACTATTTTCGTTTGCTCCTCCAGCAGTATTTTTAACAGATCTTGTTGTTTTTCGGTAAATTTAAATTTTCTTTCTTTGAATTTGATTTCCGTTTTCATCTGCGGAATAATGACTTCCGAAGATGTCTGTTTTGTTTTCTTGGGCTTTTTTGCCATAAATTAAACCATCTCTTCTACAATCCGTAGCCCTCCTTTTGCTACTCCATTCGCATCGATAGAAATGTTCTGCTCGCTCAACACTCCTGCTAAAGAAATTGTATTGCCGTCAGCCATAGTTACGGTCAAAGTACCGCTAGTATTTGGCTGATAATCAGAAAGCCAATCCATGTTAGATATACCTTCCAACTGAAGCGATTTTGTTATTTTTGCTACGCTTGTTTGTGTTGGATAAGCATTTCCGATCTCAAAATTTGGGCGGCGCTCTACTTCTACTGAAAAACTTAAACTTTCGTACTCAGAAATAGTTTGGGTAAAGTTTGTGGTTGTAAAAGCAATCGCCATTCCTCTTAATGGAGAAATAACGCCTGTCTGAGCTTCTTGAGAAGTGTAAACATTAATTCCTGAGCCTGTTGCTAGGCCATAAGAATCGAACTGAAGATTTGCTGTTGCCACTTTCCAAGGCTCAAAAGAAACGGAAAAGCTTTTTAGGAAACATTTGTCAAAACGATAATCGGGAACTTGGATATAGCAACCGCTAGTTGAATTTCCAGTTAAAGCTAAAAAGCCAGTTAGCTGATTAACACTAGTCCCAGTAACAGGAATCACTGTCATTGAAACAGAAGCTGTCTTTGGTCCCGTTTGTATGTAATAATCAAGCTCTTGCCCAATTCTTTTAACTCTTGTCAATGCGGTGCTATTAGAAGCGCTAAAATTTGTTGCATACAAAATATTATAAACGCCCGTACTCAAGCTCTGCTCGTCTTGATTAGAGAGAAATGGACGAATATTGTCGTATGTAACGTAAGACATGTAATATATTTACACCTAAAAACTATGTTACGTTTTCATACCACTTTTTTCCAAATGTATTGACATAGTCACATTTTTTTCTAAGATATTTATACGTTTTATGTTAAACATTCACTATGCTCTTCAAACTTGTGATGTAAAATCTTTTCAAAATCAAAAAAGATTTTGTAGCAATAATAGAACCGAAATTTCCAAAAAATGCTCCAAGTCTTTTTTTCAGTCAGTTTGGAATTTAGCAAAAGAAAGGTCAATAGAAACTAATCACCATATTATGGTGATAGAAGACCATTGTACTGAAGAGTTATGCGCTTTTTTGGAGCAGTGTCAAAAAGAATTTCAATTACCAAATTTAAAAATCGAAATCTCTCACTTAACAGATCAAACTGGAATAGCTGATAGCATCGAAGCTTGCTATAAGTGGCTAGTTGAAAACGGAAAAGATCTTGTTTACCAAGTCCAAGATGACTATCTATTCTTTCCAGAAGCAATTACGGAATGTGTGGATATTTTTAATAAAATTAAAACAGAAACTAATAGCGCTGCTATCGTCAGCCCTTGGAATGATTGCTGGCTATGGCAAGTTTCCTACAGAAACAAAAGCACTCCAAGAGCAGTATTTACAGGAAGGAAAGGCTATTGGATTCAATACTACGACATGACTTGCTCTTTTTTAACAGATCACAAACAGTTTGTGGATAACTACGATTTAATGCAAAAATTTTTGAATATAATCAGATTTGCAGATGGCAAAGTTCCAAAAGAACTAGAAAACATTTCTTTAAACTATCTATTGACAAAAAGAGGAATTCTTGGTATTGTATCCGTTGATTGTCTAGCCCTACATATGCAATCAGAGGGAGAAAAAGATCCATACATTGACTGGAAACCTCTATGGGAAAGCATTAAAATATGAATGGCAAAGGATCTAAACCAAGACCATTTTCCATTAAATACCAGCAGTACGCTGAGAATTGGGACGCCGTTTTTTCTAAAAAAGAGCAGAAGAAAGTCTTGACAAGCGATACCAAACAACCTAATCTACCAACAAATTTAAAAAACTAATCTTATGGGAATGTACGACGACATCTTCGTTAAAGACCAATTGCCTCTTAGCCAAGAGATGATTGATTTCGGTGTTGGTGATAAAAATACCTACTTTCAATCAAAAGACCTTGAGTGTGCAATGGCGGTTTATAAGATTGAGAACGGCGAGCTTTTTATCGAAAAGTTTGCCAAAACTGAGTGGATTGAAGGGGACAAAAAGGCCAAAACTCTTA